ATCTTTGTTCAGGATGATCAGGATTTAATCTTCTACTTTCAATTAATTCTCGTCTAGTTTCTTCATATTCATAAGAACCTAATTCTAACATACCTTCATGAAAGAATGCAATCATTGAAACTCTTTCTGCATTAGGATCATTTAATATTAAATCAGTATTTCCATGTAAACCAGCTTGATTATTAACAAATAATAAATCTGTTGGTCTGATATTTACAGCATATCCCATCTCTGGAAATACTAAATAACACCCTTTAAAATTATCATTATTTGACATCACACAAATGTTAGCAAATCCATTTTCCATATTAGCTGGATCATAATGTCCTGCTGTTTTAAAGTTACGATTTACTGTTACTGTAGTAAATGGAGTTTCAGGTACTACGAACTTAGGATCTATACGTGCAGCAGCAGCCATCTGATTGCCATAACGCCACGGTAATAGTTCCTTGAACCCTTTAGCGAGGGTTTGTAAAAAAGGATACGCTAGAGCAAATTTTTCGGGGTTATCTCGTGTGTATGTAGTAGGTCTTCCCCAAGGAATTCTTGGGTATCTATCATACCAACCAGCGATTCCAGAATTAACTACATTAGCATAAGTTGTTTTACTAATATAATTGTCTGAAATATTTTGTGCTTTAATTTTTGCAATTTCTGGTTCTTCATTACAAAGCTCATTCATGAAATCATCAAAGACAAAATTATTATTTTTTACTTTTTCTGATAACCAAACAACACCACGACTTTCATCAGATTTTAATGTTTTATATTTTTCTCTTATAGCATCAATATCTTTTCTTGGGTTAGAATCACCAAAGATATCTCTAATATTTCCTTTAATAAAGAAATCCATGATATCAAATTGTTCATCAGTAACCCATTCTCTTCCTGCACAAGTACCACTTCTTGGTCCACCAGCTGTTCCTCGGTTTTGAGTTTCAACTGCAGCATCTCTTAATCCAGCATATGCTGCATCGGCTTCTTCTTTAGAAAAGTAATTTTTACGGAATTTAAAGACAATATTTTTTTCTGATAAACCTTTATCGCAAGTTCCACATTCTCTATCACAATTATCTTCTGCAGTAAAATCATCACATTCTGGAGGAAGATACAAATCAAAATCTTCTTCTACTAATGTATGATAATGAGAATGATCTAACCATTTACCAACTAAATCTGATCTTCCTGTTATTTCTTCAGGTCTTAATACAACAACTTTTACCATTTTTAACTCCAACATTAAAATATTTCATATAATCATTTTACCATATTCCATTAAAAAAGTAAAGCGATTTTTATGTATTTAGAAATTTTATAAATATGATTAGTATTTTTAAGGAGTTATAACATGTCTGCAAAAGATGTTTCAGTTTGTAATACAGATTTATTACAATCAGCCAAATTTATTTTATCATTTCCAAGATTGACTTCTACACAATTCTTTTGTCAGTCAGTTACTATTCCAGGAGTAACAACTCAAAGTACATCTCAACCAACTCCATTTTCAGATTTAAATATTCCAGGAGATAAATTTGTTTATGACACTTTAAACATTGAATTTTTATTAGATGAAGAATTGCAATCATGGACAGCAATTCATGATTGGATGAGAGGAATTGCCTTTCCAACAGAATTTGAAGAATATAAAAATTTAAAACATCTTTCTAGATTTAGTGAACATACCGCATATCCACAATATGCAGATGCAGAAGTAACAATTCTTTCTGCTAATAATTCTCCAAGATTGAAATTTAAGATAATTGATTCATTCCCAATTTCACTATCACAAATTGCCATTGATATACGATTAGGTTCCGAACATACAATGACAGCATTCGCTTCTTTTAGATTCAAACGGTACGATATCATTAGAATCTAACTCCTATATACTTTTATATTATTGTTACTTGAGATTATTATGATAAAATTAGAACAAATACTTGAATATTGGAAAATTGATAGTAAAATTGATGAATCAAATCCTCAACATGAATTAATCCATATACCAATTCTTCATGCAAAATATATTGATATTTTATCTCAACATAGACTTGCATCACAAAAAGCAAAATTTGATCACGCCAAATTTAAGAAAATTCGAAGAGAATACTATCTTGGCAATTTAGATAAAGAAACTTTAGATGAATATAAATGGGAACAATTTGATTTAAAAATTGGAAATAAAGGTAATATTGATACCTATCTTGAAGCCGATGATCATTTAATTAAAATTTTAGAAAAAAAAGCATATTATGATGAATGTGTATTTATTTGTGAATCAATAATAAAAGAATTGTCTGCAAGAACTTGGCAATTAAGAGAATATCTAACATATCAACGTTTCTTAGCAGGAAATTAAATAATGATTATTGAAGTTGAAAAAATTAATGAAACGTTTGCAATTCTAAAATGTGATAGATCAATAGCACAAGAATTAAATGAATATTTTGCATTTTATGCTACAGGGTATAAATTTATGCCTGCCTATAAAAGTCGACTTTGGGATGGGCTAATAAGGTTAGCAAAAATCTTACCAAATGGAGATGTTGAATTTTTTATAGGATTAATTCATCAATTAAAAGTATTTTGTAAAGATAAAGAATACACTCTTAATTTAAATTATGATGAAAACCTTAATCCAGTTTCTGATCTTGAATTACATAAATTTGTTACAAAATTAAATATTCATTCTAATGGAAATAAAATTGAAGTTAGAGATTATCAGTTTAAAGGTGCTCTGGATTTTCTAAATGAAAAACGATTAGTTCTATTATCACCAACAAGTTCTGGTAAAAGTTGTATTCTTTATATTATAGTCAGATATTTGTTAGAACATGGTAAAAATAAAGGATTATTGTTAGTTCCAAATACTTCTTTATGTCATCAATTAACATCAGATTTCGCTGATTATTCTTCACACAATGGGTGGGATGTTAATGATCATATCCATACAATATTTGCAGGACAAGATAAAAATGCTGATAAACAATTATATATCAGTACTTGGCAATCATTATTTAATCATAAAAGTAGAAGTTACTTTGATCAGTTTGATTTTGTTTTATGTGATGAAGCTCATCTAGCAGCTGCAAGTAGTTTAACTAGTATTGTTCAAAAATGTAATTATGCTGATTATAGAGTTGGTGTTACTGGAACTTTAAACGGACAAAAAATTCATTCATTACAATTAGAAAGTATCTTCGGTCCAGTTAAAAAAGTTATTACAACTAAAGAGTTAATGGATAAAAATCAGGTTACTAAATTAGCAATTAAATGTATTGTATTAAAGTATCCTGAAGAATTAACAAAATTAACAACTAAATTAAAATATCAACAAGAATTAGAATTTCTGATAAGTAATGCTGAAAGAAATAAATTTATTAAAAATTTAACATTAAGTTTAAAAGGAAATACATTATTGTTATATCAATATGTTGAGAAACATGGAGATGTATTATTTGATTTAATTTCAAAATCTAAACATGCTGTTAATAAAAAGGTTTATTATATTCATGGAAATATAAAAGCAGAAGAAAGAGAAATTATTAGAAAAGCAATGGAAACAGAAGATAATGTTATTTTAATAGGTTCTGTTGGTACTGTTTCGACTGGAACAAATATTCGTAACCTACATAATATTATATTCGCTAGTCCTTCTAAATCAAGAATTAGAAATTTACAAGCAATTGGTCGGGTATTACGTTTAAATGAAAATAAAGATGAAGCTATATTATATGATTTAGCTGATGATTTAAGATATAAAAAACATCAAAATTATACAATAACTCATTTTCAAGAACGTATTAAAATATACAATGAAGAAAAATTTGATTATAAAATTATTAATGTGGATTTGAAAGATTTATGATAGAAAAATTTGAAATAAAAATAGTTAGATTAAAAACAGGTGAAGATTTAATTTGCTTTTGTTATGTTGATTATAAATCACATCAGGTTTATATAAAATACCCAAAGTCATTTTATTATATGTACAATACTGAAGAAAATGAAGATGAACTTGTTCTCATTGATTGGTTGCCAGATAGTGCTTTTGCATTTCAAGATGTCATGATCTCACTTGAAAATACTTTATTCATAACTTTTGCAACAATTGCATTTGGATATAGCTATTTACAAGAATTATCAAAATTATTACCACCAAAATCAGATATGGCAGAAAAAGTTAATGATGCTATAGAAAAATTTTCTATTCCAGATGATATTACATTACATTAATGTATCGAGCGAAGCGAGAAGTCCAGAAGCGAAGCGACTGGACTTATTTAATCCCCTGTCGGGGATTCCTTCGGAAGCCTTAATTGTTTTATTTAATTGGTTTTACACGAGTCCCTAGTCGGGGTTCCAAAAACCTTAAATATAATATATCCTAAAAAATTTGATAAAGCAAGAACTATTTTGTAAGTTGTTGTATTCTTTAATTAAATTTAAAAATAAAAAATTACCCAATCATTGAAAAATAAATCTTTCTTTTTTATTAATTATATGTTATAATATAATAAAGTATGAAACATTATGGAGAACTTTATGGAAGAATTACAATTTGAATTTGAAATAACTGAAGAAGAAATATTAACTAGTGAAGAACTTTTTATAGAAGAAGAAAAATCGACATTTCCATTTGCAACTTCAAAGAAAAAGAAAGTTCCGAGACATTATATTAATAATGCTGATTTTTGTGATGCTTTAATTAAATATAAAGAAGAATGTAGTATTGCAGCTGAAGAAGGTAGAAATAAACCTAAAATGCCAAATTACATTGGAGAATGTTTCCAAAAATTAGCAGAAGGATTATCTCGTAGACCAAATTTTTTCGGATACAGTTATAAAGATGAAATGATTGGAGATGGAATTGAAAATTGTTTAATGTATTTTGAAAATTTTAATCCAGAAAAAACTAAAAATCCTTTTGCTTATTTCACACAAATTCTCTGGTGGTGTTTTGTTCGAAGAATTCAAAAAGAAAAGAAACAGCAATATATCAAATATAAAGCAACTGAAAATTTTGGAATCTTAGATGAAGCTGAATTATTAGAATTAGGTGGTGGTCAAATTAAACAATTAGAAGTTTATGAAAATATGTATGACTTTATAAAAAAGTTTGAAGAAACAGAATTTACAAAGTCTACTAAAATTAAATCAAAACTACCTAAAAAAGTAAAATTGACTGGAATAGAAACATTTCTGGAGGAATAAGTGAAAATAGTTTAT